AAGATGATGATACTGGTCCTCTATCTTTTCTAGTTTGATAAAATCCATCTATTAAATTTTTAATCTCTCCACAAACCCTACATCTTCGATCTACTAATAATAAATGTCCAAATCTTATTTGATTGTCTAAATCCATTATCGATATTCCCACATGTACGCCATATCACCATATTCATCTGTATACCATCTATCTCCAGAATCATCTACGAATGATGCCTGGTCATTTATTCCATCAACAATAAACCCAAATGGTGCCATATCTTGCAATATTTCATTTTCTTTTTCTTCATATAGTTTTTTTCTTACATCTTGATCCGTTAATTCTTTAAAATAGTCTTGTACAACTAACCATGCATAAATTACAAGACACATTGCTAAATCATCGTTACACCCATCTTCCGCTTCAAATGAATTTGACTTTTGAATAAAAGTCGTTAATTCGCTTATAATATCATAATCATTAAACAATAATTTATCTTCTTCAATCATTGTTTTAAGATTAAGACATCCAACTTTTTTTACAGTTTTGGACATCTTAACACCTAGTTGAGTTTTCTTTCCAGAAAATCCTTGTCCAACAATTTGACCAGCTCTACCTCGCATAGAGCACATTAAAACATTTTGGTATTCCAAATCAAAATGTAAAATAGATGCTACTTGATCTCCAACATCATTTACTTCACATAAGACATAAGCATCGTTATAACTCTTAGCGACTTCATGAACAATGCTGGGAAATAGCATTGGTTTTATTTGATTATCCCTATATTTTGCTACCACCTTATGTGGGAATTGTGTTATGTCTACAACTACAAATGCAGAATAATCATTACCAACTCCTCTAGCAACGTCAACAGAAATTACATAATTGTGATCATCTTTAACATCTTCAAATACATCTAATCCACCACTTCTTAGTCTAGGTGCTTCATAAACTAAATTACGGAGTTTATTTGGTGAAATTAGTGTATCAACAGATCCAAGGAATTCACATTCAAACTCAACTTTAAACTGCTGCTCACTTGTGTTTGCAATAGTTTGTTCTTTCCACTTTTCATCTCTACCTGGAACTTCACTCCAATGAACTTCTGTTGGGATATATTCATTTTTCTTACGTTCAGCATCATGCCAAATTTTGTAAAAATGGTTCATCCCGTGAGGGGTAGAAACAATAATTACTTTGGTATTCTTACCAGAAGAAATAGTAGGATAAACTGAACTAAAAAACTGATCAGCAATGTGGTTGGGGATAAAAGCAAATTCGTCGAGGAAGATGATGTTATATGAACCTCCACGAACTGCGGATGCTGATGTAGAAGCAGCAATAATTTTTGATCCATTTTCAAGTTCTAGAGATGCTTTATTCCATGTCATCACACCCTGCTGTAACCACTTTGGGAGGTTCTCATATGCCGTCTGAAGGCGGTCTAAGAGATCTTTTGCGGTAGATGCCTTATTGGCAAGAATTGCAATGTTTACATTGTCATTAAAGATTGCATAGTGCAAAAGATATGAAACAACGATTGTAGATTTTCCAGACTGTCTAGGTAATTTACATACATTAAATCGATAGTTGTGAAACCTTTCGATCATTGTTTCTTGGAATGGATATGGTTTAAATGGTTGTAAACCATAATCCAGAGTAACAATTTGGATATAATTTTTTGCAAAATAAATTGGATCGTCTTGACAACGAGCAAATTCTATAATTTGATCTTGAGTGAATTCAATAGCAGTATTCGCTTTTTTTAAAAGCGGATTACCAAGATAATGTTCAGCCATAATAAGTAATTAACAATTCCAAGCTCTGAGCGATTTGTTTATTCTTGAATCTGGATCGTTTGCAGTTTTTGCTGAAGTTAATTTACTCTTCATTCCCTTCATACGGGCACAAAATGATGCTCTACGTGGATTTCCAACTTCCTTTGAAGGTCTTTTTAAATCGCTACCAGGATTTTCTTTTTCGTATGAGCGGCGACCTTTTTCATTTAGACCGCCGCTTGCTGCTTTCCCGATTTCTTTGTCCAAGCAGCACTTTCACCGATATTTTTGTTATTCAATAGATAATTTTTTGAAGGAGAATTTTGAACTTGTACAATAGGATCACCACCAGGTCTTAAATCTGTTATGTGGGTATTTAAAACCTTTGCCTCTGGATATACTTTTTGTAATTCATATTCAACTTCTTTTCTTGAAGGCACTTTTATTTGTGGAAAGAACATTCTCAAAGAATAAGATCTTCCTCTCCAAATAAACATTATTGCCATCAATTGTCCATTTTGTGATGGAAGTCTAACTGCTTCCGCAACATCAGTACTTTCTGTTGTCTGTTGTTTAGCAATACTATTTGCTCTTTTCTGTTGTTTTTGATATAAAGATTTTAATGCGTCTGATCTTGCTTCTGCAGCATCACGATCTGCTACTGTTTTTGCAGTTTTACGAATTTTATTTGCTCTCTGGCGATCTTTAGGATTTTGAGAGTTGCTTAATCTGTTTGCTTTATTTAATGCCTTCTCTTCACCAGTTTTTTTTACACCATCATTCAGTCTCCCAGAAGCACGACGAGTAAACTGAAGTTTTGCTTCATCAATTTGCTCTTCTTTTTTTAGTGGTTCTGGTTTGATTAAATCTATAAATTCAACAAACTTATTACCAAACATATCCTCAATTGTTACACTTTCAGATTTAACTGATTTCTTTTCAACTTTTTTGAGTTTAGTGTAATAATTTGGAACTTCATCCAAATGTTGTAATGCAGTAATTCTTGCTGCTGTTTTATCTGAAGTGTGCTCCCCCTCAACTTTAGTTCCAATCTTAAGTTGTTTTTGAATTGCTTCTACCGAAACCCCGTGCTTTTTAGCAATTTCCTCTGGAGACTTATATGATTTTACTGGTCCTTTTGGATCTTTCTCTTCTTTCATTGAACAATCTTCTTCACCATGCAGTGGACATGATTTTCCTTTCTTTGTATGATTGCATGATTTTCCTTCTGCAACTGGTTTCCCAATCCCAACTTCGGTTGGTTTTTTCTTTTGCCCATCTACCTTAAAACCATCAGGTAAAGGTTTGCATACTTTATCGGTGTTACACCAATACATTCCTTTACCACATTTCTCTTCACCAAGAATTTTTTGCACTAAAGTTATCTCTTCCTTCTTTACTGATGGAAGAGAAACTGCCGCTGCTTTTGCTTTTTGTAATTTGACCGCTCTATCTCCCAGTTGTTTTGCTGCATCTGGGGTAAGTGCTCCAGCACCAGATGATTTTTTAACAGCAAAACTAACTTGCTTTCCTTCATCAATACCTTCATCACTTTGAAGATACTCTGCTGCAGTATCAATATAATCTGCTGCTTTTGTAATTTTTGATTGCACCCAAGCAGGTAACTGGGTATCTCCTTTTTTTATAACTTTTCTCAATTTATTAATGGAACGTTCAATGGTATCCATTTCATTACGAGCCATATATCCTTCATCATCTTTCTTCTTACCACTTGCAATCTCTTTGTGGTCTTCGGATAATCTCTTCATTTCTAGCGACACTTTTTTTTATTTATAAAAAAGAGGGAACTAAGTCCCTCTTTTAACTATGAATTATCTTTTATCGTATCTGGAACATCATCTGGATTAGGTTCTTGACCTGGAGCAACAAATGTAATAGCTCCAATTTTTGCTTTGTTTTCAACTCCTCTTAATTGACCTTCAAGAATATCATTAAAGTAATCATCGTCTATAGAACCATCTTCATTCCTTGGAATATTTACAGATTTTGTAAAAATTTCACCGTTTTCATTTTTAAATACAACTGTCACATAAGTTTTTCCATCTAAATCCTTTGGAACTTCATAAGTAATCATTTTTTCTTCAACTCCTCAATTTCTGCTTTCAGATTATTTATCATAACTTGCTGTTCTTTAATTGCCTCAATTAGAACTGCGGTAATGTTTCCATATGCAACTGCTTTTGTTCCATAATTATCAGAAACAACTTCTGGAATAACTTCTTCAATTTCTTGAGCAATAACACCAATTTGATGCTCATTATCTCTATCAATACGATCAAATTCAACACCACGCATCTTAGTTACTTTCTCAAGAGCATTTTCAATTGGTTTAATATTAGTCTTGAGTTTAATATCAGAGTTTGCAGTAACATTACCACTTGCCGTGAAATTACCAGTAATTGTTCTATTACCAAAGTGTGAAACTCTGAATACTTTCCAACCAGAAATATAAGAAACTGCAGAACTTCCAGGAACTTGTGTTGTTGTGTAATTGAACAAGGCCATAGGAGTCCAATACTTAGTACCAGCCTTAAATTGACCAGTGGCAGCACCAAATCCTGTAATGTATCCACTTAC